CAGACTCGAAATCTGTTGTAGTGCAAGCTACCGTGGGTTCGAATCCCACCCCCTCCGCCAGTAAAAACAAGGGCTTAGCCGACAACGGCTAGGCCTTTTTTTTGCCCGGAGTCAGCCGTGCTACCCTTCGTGCTACCTTTGAGTGCCCGGCTGTTTATCCTGTTGGTGGTGTGGTTATTTTAGAAAAAAATAATGTTAAGTCTAAATCGATACTAGGGGGATAAGGAATTAAGGGAAAAAAGGGGTAAAAGTTCGAAACCCGCCAACAGCCCGGCTTGAGGCAGGGGAACTTAATTCCACCACTCTGGGAAAAAAGGGGTAAAAGGTCGGAGCTTCGTATTCAGCGGGGCAAGCGCCCGAATCCTTCAAAAACCGCCCGCAGGTTATAGGCTTTTCAAAGACCTTACCTGCGGGCGATTTTCAGGTTTTGCCGGTCCGAGCCTCACTCACCAGCGGACGCCATCTCAGCCAGCGAGCGCAACACGTTTCTGAGCTCGGTGTCGATGATTTGCCGGACCGTGTGTTCGTCGGTCTCGGCTGCGATGATCGGGGCGATTCGATCAGGGATGGCCATGATGGCATCCCGGAGCTGCCTAGCCTGGGTGAACGCCGCGGTCTCTACTTCACGGGCGTTGACCAGGGTTTTCCGTTTTTCTGCCACGTTAAATTCCCGCATGTTGGCATCTGCTATGGCTTTGCGACGCTGGGCCTCGGCGGTGCTTTCGGGTCCTCCACCCTTGGAAGGCTGGACCGTGGTCTTGGCCTGGACCGTGGTCTTGGCCTGAGTCGTGGCCTTGGCCTTTTTCACCTCTCGCTTCACCTCTCGCTTCACCTCTCGCTTTCCCGGCACACTCGCCACGGAAACTTTGCCGGTCCGCAGTTCATCCAGCCACTTGGCGGCCGGGCCGGTGATGCTGCTCCGGGCATCGTTGACCAGATCCAGGATTGCCGGCAGGGCGATCATGGGATCGATTCCTTCGTCACTTACAGACGCTGCCGGGATTGCACCCTCGGCAATCATCTTTTGGACATAGGTGCGGCTGCAACCCAATTTTTCAGCAAATTTTCTCTGGCTCAGGTGTGACATTTATTCCCCCCTCGTTTCGGTTGGCGGCAACCCCAAGTTGCAACTTTTAACCATCGTCGCATCTTGGTGGCCACTTTTCAACCGGTGGCCAGTATCCAGGGTGGCAACCTAATTTTTCAACCTCTGTCTAGCGGAAGATCGGGCTCTCCGCGTCACCCCCTGAGAAAGCCCTACCAAGGACCCGAAATGCCCAGGAAAGCCCGCCCTTGCCCCCGTGGCGGGCCCTGCATTTGATGCGGCAGAGGGTAGCCTCTCGGCCGTTCGTGGCTCAGGCGGCAAGGACGGCGGTGGTGTGGGATTCCAGAAGGTTATACCTGTCGGCGGTCTGTTGTGGTGGATCATGAAGGACCTCGCCGGCATGTTATGCCTGTTCGGTGTCAATGTCCTGCTTGTCCTGCTTGTCCTGCTTGTCCTGCTTGTCCTGCTACTGTTCCGGGCTTTCTGGCCCACGGCTCCCGACACGAAAAAACCCGGAACGCCATCTTCGACGCTCCGGGCCCTATGGATCTTGACAGATCCAGAATAACGCTATTGCCCACGGCAGGTCAAGCCGCCCGCAGTTCCCTGGTTAGGTTGTCCAGACTCCAGGCCGCCGAGCAAATCGGGCAGACTTCGGTAGCGGAACATGTGCAGGATGCGGGATCTAGATTTAACAGGCCCTCCACAATCCCCGGCAGAATCTTCACCCAGGTGGTCTTGGCAATCCGGCGACCTTGGTCAATCAGGGCAACCACCGTGGTGATTGCTTCGTCCTCGCTTATCCCTAGAACGAATACGGACAAGCTCTCGGCTGCCAGGCAGCCCCAGCAGATGGTGGAAGATTTTGTTGGCAATTTCCGGCAGACACAACCTGCCTCAGCAATGGCACATGCAGAAATTCGGATCATGTCGGCGCGGGAAATTCGGGCGGTGGTGAAGGCTTCGGACAGGGCGGACAGGATGGTGGTTTTCATGGGTTTTCCTCCTTGTGATTGTTGACATTTGACGGACGCAAAACCGCCCGCAGTGGTGTCAGCGGTTCGCAAGAGACCGCCCTGTGCCTCACGGCGGCAGGACACTGCGGGCTAATAGACAAGCCGGTTGGTTCTCGGAGGGGGCGAAGAATACCCGGCCTCCGAACGAAAATACCCTTTCCGCGTCTGGCGGGGCCGGGGCGGCCCTTGCGTTGCTGACGCGGAAAACTTAACACCGGCAAGTTTATCACGTCAATCAGAAATATCAAGAAAACCTCAATAAAAACGGGTAGTTATGCACAAATTGTGAATATTCAATCACAGTGATTGCCGGTTCACAATAAGTGAACGTGCAACCCTCCGGCGCATCGGCGGTTTTGTTCGATTTAATGCAATTCGGTGCTGGTAGTGTCGGGGTTCCGGCTTGGAAAGAAATAATGCTCTCCCCCGGGTTGGCCAGGGGAGAGCATATTGCCCACGCAGTGAATGGAGGTATGCTGCCGCTAATACAAATCGGCGCTGTCTGCCAGATAAGGCCGCTCAACCATCAAGTCGATCCCACGTCCCGGCGTCCGGTTCACCTCGAAACGGAATCTAAGGATCAGCCGTCCGCGCCAGTTGAAAACGGTCGTTCCGTCTTTCATGGTCCGGAACTCGCCGAACTCGGACGGATCCGGCGCGGCAAGGCCCTCCAGGTGAATCACCGCGGCGGCTGCTTCATGCCGCATGCCCCATGTCAGTTTTCCGCGCTGTCTGAGAAATGCCGAATTAAGGATTTCATCTTCGAATTCTTGCGGTTCGCTTCTGTGCGTCATCTGGTCCCTCGTTTCTGGTCCCGCCGAAGCGGGCACCTGTTAAATATCTCCCCACGGGTCACTTTCGGCGGGTTTTTCGGGTTCCGGCGTGTAGGCATCCTTCCGGCGTAACGTCATCTGCGTCTGGGTCCCGGACTCGCTCAGAGAGTACGTCAGCTCGGTGATCAGCATCTCGCCAGATATCCGGAGCCACGGCAGATCGACCTGCACCAGGCCATTAACCGGCCAGAGCGCCCCGTCACCCTGCCGCCATCCCTGCACGGTGACCGATACGGATACGGCCCGGGCGGCGCGGACGGTGGCTTCCCATTGGGCACGTTTACGGGCCGTCGCGATATCCACGGCGCCCTCGGCCATGATGATCAGGGTTCGGCCGGCTGGTGCTCCGGCGTCGGTGGCTCTGGCCTCGACTGCAGATGATTGATCCGGGGACAGGTCGTCGCTGCCCGGCTGGCTGCCCCTCACGATGTAGGTCCGGTATCGATCGGTGGTATCGTTGCTCAGACTTGCGGATTTGACGTTCTGACCCTGTACCAGGGCGGTGGTGCATCGGGTTTGGCCGGGTTTGGTCAACACCAGTCCGCCACGGCCGTCTGATATCGGCAGTATCCCGCGAGTACGACATGCCCGGTCGAGGGCTTCGAAGGCCGATTCTCCCGGCTGGAGCTTAAACGGATGGGCAGATGTCCAGGCTGCGCCGACGTCGACCTGTGAGGTGACAGATATCCCGAACGGCGTGGCGAGGATCGCGGCGATGCGGTCGAGTTTAAGTCCGGACCATTCGCCGGGAGAATGAACGGCCGAGCAATCGACCATCTGCCCGGTTTGATCTCGGCCCGACGCGGTAATATCGTGGCTATCGGCGCTGAACATGGGCGCCGCGCTGTCCACCATACCGGTCAAGACGATATCCCCGCCGATGGACACCTCGCAGGAATCCCCCGGCAGGATCGGCCAGACGGTTTCTTGTCCTGGCCATGACTCGGTAAGGCCCAGCGAAAACCGGCCTGATATCGCCTCGATTGAGCGCGTGACGGAAACGGAGGTCCATCCGCTGTACTCCATGCCGCCAACGGTGAGCTTGAGGGTATTGGAAGAATTTTTCATGTCACCTCGTTTATGGCGCCCCCGGCGAACCGGGGGCGCTGATCAATTATTTCCCCGCCCGTACCCGGTAAATCTCTTCCGCGTTTTTCGGGTCTTGGTAGAACTCCCGCAGGCTCACGGGTTTAAAGCTGGCTGCCGGGATACGGTCCTGGACGGACAGCACGTCTTTCGGAGGATTCCGAAATCGGCTCAAAATCTGCGGATCGTACTTCGCGGCGATTTTCACCGGCTTTTCGATTGCATCGGCGAATCCCATCTTCACGGCTTCGTCGGCCGTCATCCATGTTTCATCGGTCATCATCTGCTTGATTTTCTTTTCGTCCATCCCGGTCTTTTCACGGTATGCCGCAATTAGGCCGGTTTCCCACTTGTCCAGGGTGTCGGCATAGTCTCGCAAATCGTCGGCGTTACCTGCCATACTTCCCCACGGCTTGTGGATCATCAGCATGGCGTTGGACGGCATCACCACCCGGTCGCAGGCCATCAGGATTACGGAGGCCATACTGCAAGCCATTCCCTCGACCACACCGGTGATTTTTCCCTGGTGCCGGCGCATGGCGTTGTAGATCGCGTTACCGGCCGGGACACTGCCGCCAAGCGAATTTATCCTCAGGGTGTAATCGCCCATGCCTTTCATGGCGTCGATCAGGTCCTTGGCAGTGGTGTCGCCTTCGTCCCACTTCTCCCAATCGGAGTTCACGATGTCGCCGAAGATGAAGACTTCAGCGGCGGACCCTGCCTGATTTTTTATTTCGTACCAGTTTGTTTTCATGGCTTTCCCCCATGCTGGCCCTGGCGCGCTGCGTAGATGTCCCCGCCGGAGCCAAGCTGTTTTTTGCCATAAGCCCCGCCGCCGATCCGGCTGACGATCTCTTGATCATCACTCTGCATGGCCAGTGCGTCCTGGATGCGGTCGCATGCCTGCTGCTCGTTGCATCCATCGGCTACCAGACGGGGAAACATCGTTTCGGTTTTGCAGCCCTTACATGTGGCGTGAATATTCATAATGCGGCCACGCTCGGCTGCGGTTCCGTCTTCGATGGCTTTGGCGGTTGCCAAGGTAACGCGGTGGTCGGCCTCGGCCAGGGGGATCATGCCATCCCTGCCGGCAGAGACGGCGGCGTCAAGTGCTGCTCTGGTGAAATGACCCTCACGGGCGCGGGCTTCGATCTGGGAAACCAGGTCGGGGTGGCTGTTGATCAGGATTTCGATGGTCATGTTGTTTTCTTTCATTGGAAAACCTCCGTCAGGGTAGGGAATGGGGCGGCCGGTATTGACCGCCCCCGCGTTCGGTTGTTCGTTAGGTCCGTTTGGCCTGAACCAACACGTTCGGGCGGGTGCAGATCGGCAGGGGGTTGGACTGTGCTTCAATGTCGACAAACTTGTTGAACCCGGCGTCCGGTGCCGTTTTTGCGTAACGGGGCAGGCCGGGGGTGTTGCACGCCTCGATGTAGTCGGCCGGCGCGTAGTAATTCACGAACAAACCGGGGACGCCAACCGGCACGAAGTGGCACTTGTCTGCGTCTACGTAGTCCACACCCCCGACTGCGCCGCGGTAGTTTTCGAAGGTGATCCCACCGAAATTGAATTTCCCGAAGGCATACCCGCCGCGAAGTTCGGTCGCCTCTGCCTGCCCCAAGAAGATTTCCCGCGTTTCCGGGTGAGCAATCAGATCATCAAAAAACGCGTCACCGCAGAAGGCATGCACGCCGGCAAACGGAAGGGCCCCCAGGTTCTTGGAGATAAGGCGAATGACTTTCGCGCATGTCTTCCGGACCACGCCAGAAGCCGGGGTGGCGTTGTCCAGGTCGAAGTCAATTTCCGATTCCTGAGCCACCCCGAATTCAACGAACAGGTCGTACAAAACCGTCGACCCGTCGCTGTCCAGGATCAGGCCCTTGACCGCGCCAACCCGCAGATGCTCCAGAGTGGCGTCGAGGCTCTGCGTCATGGTTTCCAGCCGGTCGTTGACCACTGCTTGCACGGTCTGCAGTTGGCCAGAGGTACCGAAGGCCCGGACGTTCTGCACCTCATCGGCGAGGACACGGTCGTTGGTCTGCAAATGAGGAATCCGGAAATCACGCATTTTGCGTTTGCCCGTCTGGTTCTGCTGACCGGGGCCACCACGCAAGCTGGTCGGCACCAGGTACAACACACCGTTTTTCTCTTCGAGGGCTGCGCTGGTGGTCGCAATGCCCTTTTCCTTGAACAGTCCGAGCCTGCCGACTTGGCCGGGGACATAGGCCATCTTGTTGATTGCTTCGGTCATCTCGACCACGCCGAAAGCATCCTGGGTGAAAATGTTCATGGGTAGATCCTTCTGGGGGTGTTCCCCTGGTTAGGTCGCGCTGTTTCGCGCCGACGGGTTGATGGGCTTTCTAAGGGCTCCGGTGTTTGCCGGGCGAGGCGTCCGATGGTCCTGGACATATTGGCGGCACCTGGCCGCGATAGTGTTCAGCGTGCGAGCAAGTTCTATTCTGGAGGCCAGCTGCTCCCGCAGATCGGCCAGGTCTCGCCGATTGACTTCCAGGTCGGCGGCAAGGCGTTCGGGGAGGTTTTCCGGCCGGAAACCGGCAGCATCACCTTCCAGCCGGGAGAGGAGGTGCTGCACCTCTTCCATGGCCTGCCGGATGCCGGGCAGGGCTCCACGGGAGTTCTCTGCCTCGATGTCAAGGTTGCTTACCTTCAAGCTGCGGAAGTCCCACGGCAGAGGTGCGCCAGGCTCAACACCCAGTATCGCGGGGACACTGGCATTGGGGTTGCGGGGCAATCCGTGCTTGGAGACGATCCGTTCCCGCTCGACTTCCAGCATGTGAATTTCCGCGCTGATCTTCGCCAACAGCTTCGGACGCTCGGCAGCCGAGACGGTTATCCCGGTATATCCCCGATAGAATTCCCGGATTTCGGCTAGACCGGCTTCGAGGATCAGGTCATGGAACAGGGCCGCCAGCACATTTTGCAGGCCTGCGGAGTGGAGAAACGGCGCTCCGTCCCGCTCGACGGTTCGGAGTTCCGGCAACAAGCCGGTGGTCGGGTTTGACCAGCAATGGGACCGGCTGAATTGTTTTATGTGCTCTCGGCCCGTCTCTGCTTTGCGGCTGAG